CATCATTGACTTCACAAAGAACATAAGCATTGTTATATGCCCTGGCAACGTCGTTAATTACGTTGGGGAAAAGCATCGGTTTAATTTCGTTGTTTCGATACTTAGCAACTATTTTGTACGGAACAGTTGTAATATCAAAAACAATAAAAGCAGAATAATCGCCACCGATCCCTCGGCTAACGTCTGCAGTGATAATATATTCTGATTTTTCGTTTGGTTTTTCGTAAACATCTAATCCTTTATTTGAACTGATTGGTGTATCGAATACAAGTGCTCTAAGTTTTGACGCAGAAATTAATGTATCAACAGATCCCAAGAATTCGCATTCAAATTCCTGCGTGAACTGGCGCTCAGAAGTATTCTTGATCGTTTCTTCTTTCCACTTCGCATCACGACCAGGAACTTCGGACCAGTGAACTTCAGACCAAATATAATTATTTCTTTTATTCTGTGCATCCACCCACAACTTATAGAAGTGGTTCATACCATAGGGGGTGGAAATGATAATAACTTTGGTTCTTTGACCAGAAGAAATAGTAGGATATACAGACGAGAAGAAATCATCAGCAATATGGTTTGGAACGAACGCAAATTCGTCCAAGAAAATAATGTTAAATGACATTCCTCGCACAGCAGATGCTGACGTAGAAGCAGCAAGAATCTTGGAACCATTCTCCAGTTCCATCGATCCTTTGTTCCACGCAATCACCCCTTGCTGTAACCACTTAGGAAGATTCTCGTATGCTGTTTGCAATCTTCCCAATAGGTCTCTGGCAGTTGATGCCTTGTTTGCCAGAATACCAATATTGGCGCTATCATTGAACAAAGCATAGTGAAGCAGATAGGAAACCACAGTCGTCGATTTTCCTGTCTGTCTTGGTAGCTTTGCAATATTAAATCTGTTTTCGTGAAACTTACGAACTAAATCTTTTTGAAAGTCATACATTTTAAATGGTACAAGACCCTCATCAACAGAAACAATCTTTACATAGTTTACTGCGAAATAAACTGGGTCGTCTTTACATCTCAAATATTCTTGAATTTCTTCTTTAGTCCAGTCATGTGGGACATTCGCTTTTTTTAGAAGCGGGTTGCCCAAATATATTTGATCACTACTACTCATTCAAACTCCTTTGTATATCTTTATCAATAGCATCCATATTATTTAACCTATTTTCCCAACCTTTACCATCGGTTGTTCCTTTACATGGATTGATGCATGTATCATCTCCAAACTTGTCGCACACAAGTGAAGCTAATTCGGTCTCATTACCTTTCTTATTTGTTCCTGTCCAGTAATGTTGACCATCTATCCAAGTTGCTTGGCACTTGGGACAAGTTTTGGTATCCATAAGTAAAAAAATGAACAGTATATTATTTATTATACAATGTTCATTCTGTTACATATGTTACTTAAGATGTGTTAAGTGTAGAATATTATTTTTTTACTGAAGGAATTGGTACTGAGAATCTTTCCCATGCCTTGGGTCCGTAAGAACATTCCTTCTGTGTCTCTGGTTTTTGGCATAGTTTACAAAACTTTTTTTCTTCTTTCTCCTTCTCTTCGTAAACTACTTCTTCATTCTTACTTGACATATAGTTTGCCGCTGCATCCATATAGTCAGTTGCTAAAGTTACCTTAGATTGTACCCAAGCAGGAACTTGCATAGTTGGAGATTTGACAACCTCTCTCAATCTTTTACAATGCATTTCGAGTTGGTCTAATTGACTTAAAACCATATTACCTTCATCATCCATCTCCTTTCCCATAGCGATAGCAATATGACTCTCACTCAAACGAGATTTGAAATCTTCTCTCATCTGCTTGAAAGATTTTTTCTTGTGCTTTGCTTTTAGTTCTTTTTCCATCTTGAGTAAGTGAGTGTAGTAATCTGGAAACTCATCTAAGTGTTGAAGTGCGATACCATATGCTTCCTCGTGGGTAGTCACATGCTCACGTTCTACTGTAGATCCAATTTCTGCTTGCTTTATAATATATTTAACATCAACACCATGCTTCTTAGCAATTTCTTTTTCAGAAGGAATTTTCTTTTTCATGACTGATACGAAACTGCAACTGCTCTAATATCGTCATTTGCTGCCCAAATTTTTTGATTAGGTAGTTTTCTAATGACAATTGATTCGCCTGGTGTTATAGTAAAAGATGCAACTGTTGTTGGAGATGCTTCTCCATCATTGATAGTAACGAGGTGCGATGTGTTTCCACCTTGATCATGAACAAGACGAACTTCTTTTGCGTTATTAAGAGTAGTTGCTGTTCCCTCTGTAGTTGGTAGTGCTACTTCAATTCCAGAAATTTTTAATCTCATTTTTCTTACCGTTTATTTAATATTTATTCTTCTGTTATTTTTTTGCCCATTTCTTTGAGCATTTTCTGAAGATCTGCAGTCGATCCAACAAACATGGTATTGTTGACTGTAGTTGGTCCTTTACCTTTAACAGGAGCATCAAGGTCTTTCATTTTCTTCTGGAGATCTATCAGCTTGTCAGTCATGTCTGAGACCTGCTTCATAGCGTTCACAGCAACCTCGAACGCTCTTGGGTGACCAGATTCTTGTGCAACCTCAAGTGCTCCCTGAACCGCTTCCTGACCCTTCTCAATGAGGTCATATAATTGACCCCTTGTATACTCATAATCTTTTTGTGGATCTTCTTGCTTTACCTTTGGTAATTCAACAATAGGTTCTTCGGTTGATGGATTAACATCAATATCAAATATTTGTTCCATGTTCTTTTCAAATTCGTTCATAGGTTTACAATAGTTCTATGCCCTCATTAAATCCAAAATCGTCATCTGCTGTTAATAATAAATCATCTACAGCATCTACATCACCATCACCATCTTGATCTGTGAGTGCTTTTGGTGTATAATTGAGAACTGAATTTCTCTTATTGTTGTTAAGATCTCCAATAGATTCGTAAATAATAGCTTTGCGAATAACATCTGCTTGATTGAAAGGACCGTAAACATAAGATTTTGCGGTAAATCCTAACGTCCAAACAATGCTTCTTCTTTGCATAAAATCATCTGTCCAATCATCCTCATAATTAATACTATTCAATACAATTGCTACATCTTTCTTTTCATCCATATCTGGAATCATGTTGATCGTAACATTGAAATTTGGTTGAAAGTATGGTAGAATCTGTTCTAAGATCTGTAATCCAGTATCAGAAGATTTTGCAATTATACCCAATTCAAATTCCATATTATACGGAACTGGAACATATTGAACTTTTACTTCATTCCCATTATCATCAATAATAGTTCTATACTTTTGAATAGGACTTGTCTTTCTGGAAGAATCGTAACTAATATTAGTTAATTCAAAATACAAACGAGGTAGTGTTATTGCTACCTTTTTGGCAGCAGTGGGGTTCTGCTCTAAACGTACTAAAAATTTATTCTTAGGACCGTAAGCAAGCGGTACTTTTTCCGACTCTAAAACTTCACCTGTTTGAGGATCTATTTTTTTAATCTGGATATTATTAAACAGTGTTCCAAAAGAAATAACTGTTTTTTTAATTGTTTCGTTGTAAAAATGTGGTCCCAACATTAGAAGTTATCTCCCAAATTTCCATATTCACCGAATGGATTTATTTCGCCCCAATCAATGATATCGTCCCCTTGATCTTCAATATATTTATTCTCATCATAATTAGAATTAGCATCATCTATTGTAGTAAACTCCTGCAACTTCCAAATAGCATTTGAATTTACACCACGAATAATATCGTTTGGCAAGAAATCTTTTGTCTTGTTCATTATTCTAAGTTCTTGTGTAGAACCATTCCAATCAGCAACTTCTGCAATTACATTACTTGACAATTCATACATTCTTGCTTGAGCACCACTGGTTGAAGTTTGTAGATAAGCATTAATTACATAACGATTATTAGCAGAATCGTAATAGAATTCTCCTATATTTGTTGTTGGTGTGGTTCCTTTATATGTGTAAATATAATTTAAACGAAGATCTTCGAACTTCCAGTAAAAATATTTTACTTGAGTTGTTGTTGCAAATGTAGGATCATATCCTGGAAGACGCGATACAAAAACTTTTTGATCAGAAGATGTCCAAGTTCTTGGTATTCCTCTTTGAGCAAAAGAACCAGAAACAACATGCTCCCCGACGATAAAATCGATTGGCATTGGAGGAGCTTCAATTGTAATTGTTGGTGGTGTGGTATATCAATGTCTATTACAGATCCATTGACAATATATGTTTGAGCAACTGCACCACCACCTCCGTTAGTTGGTGTAATAGTCACTACTGGTGGAGCGTTATATCCCTTACCAGTATTAGTCATTGTGATATCAACAACAGTATTGCCAGACATAACTGGAGTTCCTGTTGCTTGTACTCTATTTGATTCGAGATTTAATGTGGTAACAAAAGTATTTTCTGCTTCGATATCATCAATTTCTTCAATACCAGTATCAAATTTATCTTCACCCATTTCATAAATTTCTGCAGTTAATGTGTAGAAGTAAATATCTCCTAACTGATAAAATGGATTTCTTTTTTCTACATATTTGATTTCATATAATCCTTCAGTTAAGGGAAAATAAATTAAATCACCTTCATTTGGTCTTCCGTCAACATTCAAATTAAGAGCTGGATTTGCTGATTGCTCCCATCTTCTACGAGAAACTATAAATGTTACCTCATCAGTTACTTTTAATCCGAACTTACTAATAAAATCCGAAGGCGAACCAAAACCCTCAACATTAACAAACATCATTTCAATCATATAACTTTGATTGAATTTTGAATATATTGTTCCGTCTACTGGATTGTCAGCAATTATTTTTCTTGGAACGTAAAACACATCCGCTCCAAACAATTTAATTTGTTCGTCAACGAGATCTTGAATAAGATGACGTTCGGTATTTCTTCCACCGAACTGAGGAAAATAAACTTTTTTCATCCTATCATATCAATTGGAGGTAACTGATAATAAGAAGAACTTTTCGCCATAAGTTCATCAATTTCTTTTTGTGCATCTTCATATAGTTGTCTGCCATTTAGAGAGACACCACCAGGAAGTTGAACACCATTAAACTTAATTAAGTTCTGTCCCCACTGCCTTTTAATTAAAGCAGTAAGATATGGTTTAATAAAACTGTCATTGTAAA